TCTGTAATGCCTGCATCACTAAAATCTAGTACTGCTTCAAATGGAACCTGTCTAAACTGTTCTAGCTTGTGTACTATATCATGCAAAGGCGAATGTAATATGTCCCAATCCACGTAACTAGACGCAAGAAAACCACCCAATTTTTGGTGATTCTTTAGCCAGTGGTCAAACATATATTCTCCTACGTATTGTTTCATATATGTGGACATCTTATGCCTCGCATATGATACCCGCTATATTAGTATGCCAGTCTTCGCCAGGATGATCGTTATCCCTTGCTGGCGGAAATTCTGATTTTGGTAAATCAAATATAGTTAATTGATTTATCTTTATATCATTAACAACACAATATGAAGTTAACAACATCTTATTCTTTTTAAAGTTATATTCATCTGCACTGCTATTTGATAGCATTGCATAATTGCTATTCCAAGTTGGGTTTTTAATTTCTTCTTTAATAGCACTTTCAGATAGACTTCTAAACTTATCTAGTCCACCATCAGCATTAATATGTTCTCTGCGTTCTTTGAAAGTCCATAACACATATATTTGCTCAGGCTTAAATGTTTTACAATATGTAATTGCCAGTCTTGCTATTTGATCGTTACTTGCACCATTTTGTCCAATATTTACAATACCTAGCATACTTGGCCAAGTAAAGTTAACACCATAACCAAATGTGTAACTACAACCAAATGCCGCGGTTGCTCCCATTTCAGGAACTCGTTTGCCTCTGTATCTCCAATCATTAATAAAGTATTCTACACTGTCTTTGTTATATCCGCCAGCACAACCTAGTTTTTCTTCACCCTCGTCTATCCAATTTGTTTTACCAGGATCATCATGTCCCAATGTGAAGGTACTGAACCAATCTGATTCAGTATACCTTGCTTCTTTGAAATCCCCTGAGTTCATATTAATTCCATTTGTAAAAAACGTGTGTTCCTACTGTTGTTATTTTCATCATCCCACGACTATTAGCCCAATAAGGATTAATTGCAATAGTATGATAATGAGTTGATCCTTCTGTGATATCAACTGTGCCTTTGTTAGCATAATCTGTTAATACAATTGTTGCAATTGCTTTAGCAGTATTTAGCGACTGTTCGTTATACATATCGTCTGCTTTTCCATCACAATACCAGCTAAACTGACACTTGTTTCGTACAGGATAAAAAATACGATCTTCTGTAGCAACATTTGGATTGTCTCGTGTTTTCCAACTTTCACGAACTGGTCCTTGTTTAACAACTTCACAAACTGTATTTGGATAACGAGAATCCATAACACGATTCATAACTACTAGGCTTGTAGCATACATACCTGCATATCCATCACTTCGTGCTTCAAAATACATATTAGTAGTTAAGCAATCAAAATCTGCTTGTGAAAAAAGTTCAAGATCAATTTGTTTGTCTTCCAAAAACAATTGCGAGTTAACTACTTCTGTATGTGGAAACTCTCCAGTAGTATCTGCCGCTATTGGCGTTGATGGCCAAATTGTTGACGCAAATACAACAAGTGTAATGCCTAGTATTGTTAAGCCGTTCATTGTAAAGTTTAGAATTGATTTAATCGAGTTCATATTAAGCTCCTGTTGTTTCTACTTTTACTTCATCAACCATATAGTCGATAACATCTGTGATAGTTTCAAAGCCCATTAACTCCCAGGCCTCATGTGCATCTTCAAGTTCTTTTACTGCTTGACTTTGAGTTAACTGTCCAAGTCTTACTCTGTCGATTGTGGTTTCTAATTTTTCTTCTGCTTTATCCCACGCCCACTGCATTGTTTTTGACATTTAGTACCTTTCGTTTTATTGTTAATATAGTTATATTATAGCAAGAACTCTTGCTTTTGTCAACCTTTTTATTAAGAAAAAACCCTTGTAAAACTGTTGTAATACAAGGGTTTAGTTAGTAAATTGAAAAAACTTTACATTTAGTCACGATCAAATAACTTCCACAACACTGCTGCAGCGATTAGACCAGTAAGACCAGCTGCACCTAGTTGACCAACTATTCCGATTACAGTACCGATTACATCGCCACCTAAGAAAGGAACAGAACCACCGAATACGATTTGTAGAACGATAGCAAGGCCAATTAGCATTACGCCAATATCCATAGCGCCTGAAACGGCACCTTTGATTTTATCTAACATAGTTTTCTCCTATATTTTATTTTTACGTGACCGACCTAATTCTTCGTCATTGCTTCTGCGATCACATCAGAGCAATTAATTTCTTAACCACTAGTGTATTTAAGTGATTTTTTCCCCTTTTTAACAGTTAAGTTTACTGTTAATAAAATTCTATTTAAAAGTCTCCCGACTGTGCATCTAGGTATTCACCTAGTTGATCCGGAGTAGTAATTCCATATCCTGCCCAATGTTCAGGATCAGTAACTAATTTACCAACCCACAAATCTGGATCTGCATCCATCATTGCTTGCCCTTTAGCATTGAGCCAGTTAATATATGCAACTAATTTTGTTGTATCTGTTACCATTCTACTCTCCGTATATTTAATATTATACATAAGTCAACACTATTGTCAACCTTTTTACCTGGCTATTTCTGAAATAACCCACAAAATAAACCAAATTATGAAATACCATTTAATAAATCTAAAAATTGCAGTCCATATTAAGTCGCTTGTATTCATTTACTTGCTACTTCCACTTGATTATAAAATGTGTGTATTGCATCGTTGGCAAATGTCATTGCTAGTTTATGTGCTTCAATTTGTTCTTCCAACTTGTGTACTCGCTTTGCTTCAACACTGCTAACAAATGCAAATATAATTGCAAATGTTATTGCTACTGCTATGATTATATTTTTCATACTATTTCCTAGTTAAATGTGATACCAAAAAACTCATTAGCAATACCAATATCTTTTACTGATACTCTATCACAACATTTTTCTTCAATACCAAACAAATCATCGCCTGCTGGTATAATATCTTTTACTGCATATTCTAAATGATCAACTGCTGCATCTACTCTGTTCATAGCATCTTGTAATCCAAATGCTTTTACATAAACATTATCAACATGTGAACATTCTGCATTAATAGGGCGTATTCCAACCATATATGTTGTTTTAAAACTGTTTAAAAATACTTTAGAGTTTTTCATATCCTTCCTTTATTGTTTAATATGTATATATTATAACAAGAGTTCTTGGTTCTGTCAACCTTTTGGCCAGCACGAAAACCCTTATGTAGCAAGGGTCTTAAATTTATTTTAATTTATTTTGGTTTTTTTAGGCTATTTTAGCCCCAATCTTTGAAATCACCGTCGTTTTCGTTGTCAAGATAACCGGCTTCGTATGCTCTAATCTCTGCATCTGTCATATCACATTCTTCAATTCTGTTACTATTATGTGTATCAGCAGTATAATAATGTGGTCTACAACCTCGTCTATAGTAACTGTCGGCACCACCTCTGTCATAAGGACCGCCGTGTCTCTTATCCCATTCAGATAGTTTATCTAACTTTGTTTGTATATCGTGTCCTAGTGTTACCATATTAAAACTCAAACAAACTGTTAAAATTACTCTTAGCCGCTGCTTTATCTAAATCCCACTTTAACACACTAAGTAAGTTTTCTAATTTTTTACTAACCACTACGTTTTCCATATGATCATCATCAAATGGCAAGTCTAAAAACCACTGCGGAAGCCTTGTTTCATCTGTAGGATAACCTACACTTGTCATTCCAAGTGGATTGTCTTTTAGTCTGCAAACAACAGTTTTCATACCATCAACAATTTCATTAGCATAGTTATCACTGTTAATCTCTCTTAACTTGTTCCAGTTAAGTGCAGCAGTAACATGCCCTGGCATTGCTGGTTTCTTAATGTCACCTGTTGTTTTGTTATTGTTGTGTGCTATTTTACGATCTCTTTCAAACTTCTTCATTTTGCCTTTATACGAAGTTAGGTTGTTAACACGCTTTGGAGAACCTTTTTCCCAACTAGGTTTTTCTCTGTATTCTTTACGGAATTCAACAATTTTATCAAGTATCTCTTGTTCTTCAGCACCCGTAAGTACTTCAAGCAATACATCTTTTAAAAAGTCTTGCATCCAAGGTGGTGTATCACTACGCTTTAGATCTAAGCCCATTGCTTTAATATAACCTGCTTTGCCGTCTACATCTTCTCGTTTACCTTCGTTGTCAACTACTAACATTGCATAACGCTTCTTTGTAATAAACAAACCTGCACTACCTACCATTTCTCTACCAGCGGCAATAATTGTACCCAAGTCTAGTGTAGTATGAAATGTTCTACTCATAAAGCCAGGAAACGTTTTGTTTACTTCTTCGCATATTGCATCATAATAACTAATGATAGTATCAACATCCCAATTAATTTCTTTGTTTTTAATTTGATCTTTTAGCATAGGATACGAACTAAAATATGTAGAATCTGTATCACCATATACAATTGCTTTACCCTGATGATCATATTCGCCTGCAATAATCTTATTAAGCTCTGCGGCCATATGTTTAGCAATACAACGACCAGTAAGTGTTGTACTTTGTCCTAGTCTACTGTCAAAGAATCTACTGCCAGGATTAAGTAACGCACCATACAAACTGTTCAAGTTAATCTTTTTAACCAACTGTCGTTTATCCCAAAACGCAAACTTATCTCCACCTTCTGCTCTAGCATCACGAGCCTTTGCTTGCAGTTCTTTACGCTCTGCATACCAACGCTCTAGTAATCCAGGAATAATACCTTTTTTCTCATATGTAAAGATTGTACCATTAGCACTAATAATCCAAGGTTGTCCACTGTTAAACACAATTTCATATATCTCTGCGCCAGTGGCTTCAAAACTAGTTCCATCTTCAAAGTCTAAGTGTAGCAATTCGTCAATGTTCTTATCCATTACAAGTTCATACTCATGACAAGCAAACTTTCCTTCCCATGCTTCAGCAACTGTACGAGCCTTTTGAATCATTTCTTTTGTGTAAGAATGTCGCACCTGCCCAATGATAGTTTCAGTACTCATATTACAACTACGAATAATACTAGGATACAGTGAGTTCAAGTCAATACTTCCAACCCATTTATGCATACCTTTTTTAGGTGTTGCAACATAGGCACCTGCGGCTTGTGTTGAATCTCTGTCGTAACGCTTGTCAGGAACAATTAAGCCTTTAGTATGTGCTTCGTTAATAATAGCTTGGTCTGTTTGTGCAACCGCACCCATTGTTGTTTGTAGCAACACTGTGTTAGAATGTGCTAACACATTTGCTAAGTCAATAAACTGTAGCTTCTTGTCTAAGTTTACAAGCAAGTCAACATCTTGTCTTGAATAAGCAATAAACTTTTCAAAGTCATTGTTGTATAGTTGATCTAGTGTACCTTCGTAATCTACTTTGCGATCACCTAACTCATATTCACCAATTGCATCTAGAGAATAACTGTGCATTTCGTGATATGTATACTTTCTATACAATTGCATATAGTCCATGTGTACACGACCATGTAAATCATATGTTTGTTGCTCTGCTCCAAAACGCTCAAACTTTCGTTCTTTGGGAAGCATGTCCCATAAACAGAACTTGCGTGTGTGACTTTTACTCATTACCCTAGATACTCTGTTTACAAGATACGGAATATCAAAGCCTTCACTGTTCCAACCTGTTAAAATATCTGCATCATCTATTAAGTCTAAAAACGCTTCAAGCATTTCTCGTTCTGTATTAAACAGAATAGTATTCTCAAACTTATTAGTAACAGTTTCTGCTTCTTCAAATGTCATAGTTTTAGGACCAATAGCAAGACAAATTGTTGCATTCATCCAACTGTTGTGCAAACTAATTGCCGTTACAGCATTGAAAGGATCTTCGGGTGGAGCAAACCCTACTTCTTTGTTAAAGTCTGTCTCAATATCAAAGAAACAAACATTTAGTTCTGGAACTGATTGTGGATCATAATTCTCTGCGAATGTTTTAAAAATAACATTTACATCACTTTCATACAAGCCTTTGTGTCCATGTATCTTTTTCTCAGTGTTAAACTTTTTGCTTGTGTTACACACAATGCGTTCTAGCTTCTCACCAAAGATACTTGTAAATTTACCTTTAGGGTCTTTGTAATAAAATGTGTACTTGGCAGGAATTTCTCTGAATTCTCTTTTGCCGTTGATTCGTTCTACAACTTGTACAATGTCTTTGTTTTTATCGTGGTGTGCGTCTACGTAGCTCATTCTTTAATCCAATATTTCTCTAGTTCGGGTATATACTTAATTATACTTGTTTTTCTGTGTTTGTCAAGAATATCTATAGTTTTACAAAACAATTTCCAGTCATCTTCGTCTTGTTTTGTACGTGGTGTTCTCAAGTGATCTACTATCATATTAAGTCTTGATTCTTTGCCAAACTTTTGTTCTATTTCGTCTGCTAACTTATTTTTATATTCAATATCTGGATGTACAGATATACTTAAATATTTTGGCCCTGTTAGTGGGCTATTAAAATTAAATCCAATATCTTGCTTGGGTACAAATGTTTCTAACCAAGTTATATAATCACTTATGTTATATACATTCATTAATTGTGGTGTATATGCAATTGACACTGTTAAGTGTTGATTATAATCTTTAATTCTATCTTGTATATCAGTTCCTTTGTACTTGCCAAACGGTATGCTTGGTCTTATATATTCGTATAAATTATTTACACCATCCATGCTTACAACCAATGTAGAATTTAATGTTTTTATCTTTTCAAAGTATGCTTTGTCAACTAATGTAAGATTTGTTATTATTTTTAGTTTGCCTTTGTAGTTATGTTCTATTAACTTATCAACTAGGTATTTGAATTGTGGCATATAAAAAGGTTCGCCGCCACTTACATCTATTAATTCTGTTTTAAGTATAACATCTAAGTTGTCATCTATAAAACTTATAGGTAACCCATACTCTCTATTTTTTGGATTGAAAACTACTTGGCTTACTTCTTCTTGAGTTAAATTATCTTCAATTACTTTTATATCTTTGTACCAACCTGTACTTCTGTGTGGGCTACACATTGTACATCGTAAATTACATGCATTACTAAAATCTACTTTAAACTTTTTAATTTGTTGTTCTAGATTAGTAAAATCTACATTATTGTTTAGGTCTGATTTGTATTGAATCCAGTTATTGTAACGCATACTTGAATTTGCATACTGTTCTGATTTCTCGCATAGTTGGCACCCTGATGGCCAAATGTTATTGAGTGTTTGTTGTCTTGCTAATTTATAGTCCGGTCCATTAAATGTATCGCTAAATTTTACATCTTTTATATGTCCAACGAACCCTTTGTGTACACAACAAAATCCTATTCTGCCTTCCTGGTCAACATGGACTTCTGTCCAAGGACTTATACAAAAGGTATTTGTAGGAGACGTTTTATTTTGCAAAAACGTATACTCCTTCCCACTTTTGTCTGCCTTCTTTACGATCGTTACCAACTCCAGGTCGTGTACTTAGTAACATTTTTATTGTGTTGGTATGCTTGAATCCAATCTTTTCAGCAGTTTCAATCCAACGGTCTACAACTAAGATAGGTTCTTTTTGTCCATATGTTTTATAGTCTGCAATGTTTGTTGCAAATATTCCATCACTGTTTAATCCATTGTATATGTTTTGCATTGTTGGTACTGCATAACCTTCAAACCATTGATCAAGGTTGTCAAACTCTACCATGCATTGCGTAGGTTCATCACTGTACTTTTCTAAGTTAAAATAAGGCGGGCTACTAAATGCCAAGTCAATATCTTCGCATTGATAATCTTGACTTGTGCTACAATATAATTCATTGTCTTTTCCAGGCCCGCCTAGTAATTCATTTAAGTATTCTAAATAAGCAAATGTTTCTGTATTAGGATCTGTTCCAATATAAGTGTAGTTCATATTACTTGCACTTACTCCTAGTAGTCTGCCACCGAATCCCATACTGTAATCATATACTCTGCCCCACATAACAGGACACAAATGTTCTACAATACTTCTGGCATGTTGAGCTTTGAAGTTAGTAACATTTTCACCAGTAACTAATTCTAATGCAGTTCTCAATGACATTGGGTACACAAGTTTGTTACTGTCTCTGAATTCAAAACAAATACGTATTGCTCTTTTAAGTTTTTTCTCATCTAGGAATCTATCACGTAAACTATTTGAACCTCTGCCTTTTGGTTCGGCAGTCATCATATTAGGAAACAAAAATCTTCCAATAGAAGAACCTGCGTTATTACCTAGTCCTTGCACATTGTCTGTTACATGATTATAGCCTCTGCTTTTAAAGTGCTTGAGCTCATCAATCATTCCTTGTTCTGTAAAGTATGTGATTGGAACAAGATTTACACTACGATATAAATCATAGACTTCTTGTATTGTTCGTTCTGGATTTGCGTAGTATACTTCTTTGGTATAAGTATCAAACTTATCGTACAAGTGTTCATAGCCTGTAAACTTATCTAAGTCACTTGTATTGTTGTTTATGCCCCAAATTGCATTTATCTTATCAATCAAAACTATGCCCCAAAGTAATAGTTTAATAATCCAGTAAAGATTAATGTAACTAGCACACCATTTAGAAATACCAATGCCCTATCGTGCCATAACATACCAACCCAAAACCAACCTATAGTTCCAAATAATCCAAACCATAAATCTACTTGTGGTATTGTTCCTGTTGCTCTGGCCGTTGTTGCTATTAGTATTAATAGTACTGAAATCCACTTGACATACCAGGATAAATCACCCTTGGGTGTTATCTTTTTAAATACCCTGGTGCTGTCAAGTTCTTTTATCTTGTCATTGAGTTTCTTGCGTTGTTCCATTAATCAGGTCGTCCAATGCTTTCAAGTATAGTTTCAAGTGTATCAAAGTCATCTCTATGCTTGTGTAGTTCGCCCTTGTATGCTACCTTAATAGCTTTGTTAATGATTGCAGGCTTAATGCCCATTTCTTCTGCGATATGCTTTACAGTATCTCGTAGTCCTTCATTAAGTGTTTCCACTTCCTGACTTACTTGGATACCTTCTTGTATCAAAGTCTTAAGTTTTGCAATATCGTCTTGGTTAAATGTAATGCTCATAGATATTCTCCTAGGTTTAATTAGTTACAATTATAGACTATAATTACACTAAAGTCAATTGTTTTCTGATAGTTTTTTGTGTTTTGTCTACGATTTGTTGCAAGTCTATTATATCATCTTCGGATCTAAAAGTCATAACAGAATCGTGTATTGCTATAGCAAATAGCTTTTTTGATTGATTTGTATGGAATAGTTTGTGATATGTTCCATATATGTAGCATATAGTTTTAAGTCTATTAGAAGTGTTTGTTACTCTCACATCCCATTCATTATAACTATTTGCTTGCTTGTATTCAGTTGTCCATACCTTCATATTTGCGTTAGGTTCAATTCCTAACTTAGAATATACGACAGCAGGATCATTTAACCAGTTATCCATTTCAAGTACGTAATCAGCATAAGTAGACCATTTAATATCATTTGCAAGAAATTGATTATATAAATATTTCCAAGTATCAAATATATTAACAAATTTATTCATCTCATCACTGTATTCACGTTTTAAAAATAAGTCCATATATGAATAACATTTATTTCCCATTATAGTAGTTACTACAGTTATTGGAAGATCAAACAGATTACTCCAGTTTATTATATCTTCCGTGTTAGTTGCATGTGTGAACAATGCAATATGTTTTCCTGTTTCTAATTGTTGCCATTCGCTACATAGTGTTTGCAGTGTTTCAAGTTTTATATTCTCATTATTTCTTACATCATGATTATAAAAATTTGCAAATGTTTTTGGTATGTTCCACCAATCTTCTATTACTGTAGCATCTTTAAACTTTGACCCTGCTTCATCTAGCCATAAGTTTTTGTGTACAACATTATAAAATTGTGGACTTGAATTGATTATGTAAGTTAATGCACTGGCGCTGATGGCACTACGAGTACATACCAGATATATTTGATTCATGTTATTTTACTTTTCGTGTGGTGGTTTTTTCTATCCATGCTAAACGCTTTTCTAAATCTTCTATGCGTTTAGTAAGTTCTGGGTGTAATTTTTTCCAAGCATTTGGATCTTGTTGGAACCATGTCCAACCATAGCGTGTAACAAAGAAGTTTAGTAATGCTGACCATTTGCTGAAAGCCCATGCACTAATTCTAGTTCCACGTAAATATGCTACAAACAATGCACCGAATATACTTCCTACTAGAGCAGTGTATACCCATAAACGGTCTGTTGCCATTCTTTCAATTATTTCCCACATATTTTTAAAACTGAACGCCTGGCGCGAAGTCTCTAGGTTCAGCCAATGGTCCACCATTTTTATCTGTTACATAAATTCCAGGTACTTGACCGCCTGCTTTTTGAATTTGGTCAAATCCTTGTGAATAAAATACTACGTTGCTAGGTATATCCATTATTAAAATACCGTCTAATTTTTCATTTTCGTTTTTAGATTTTACTGCATAATACTTATCGTGAATCATTTTAACAACATTATCTTGTAATGCTTGTGAGTTATTGTTTTGTATAGCAGTTGCTATGTTTCCTTTAAATTCAGGACCTAATCCATTAGTTATTGCACCAGCAAAGTCGTTTGCAAATTGTTGCAATTTTTCTGGTTCTATTTTTGATACAATACTGTTTTCTCCCTGTCCTGTAATAAAGTGTGTTGCTTTTCTCATACTAGCCTTCCCAACTAATGCTACTCTAGTTGATAATTCTGGATAATATTTTTTAATTACCTGAGACATTTTTCTTGGATCGAACTCTGCATAAATTTTTGAATCTGCAAATTTACCTGGGCTACCTGCACTCTTACCGTCTTTACTTGGTACTCGTGCTTTAACTTCAACTCTATAGTCTATGTCACCCTTAACAATTATATCACCTACAGCTGCTTTACCGCCACTTGTTTTAAATATCCTAGGAGAAAGAATTGCAAGAGCAACTTCTCCTGTGCCTTCACCTTGAGCTTTGTAGTCTGATAGTAGCATTCTTTTAAAAACTCTATTAACAAACATTATTGATTGTTCTTCTTCGTTTGCAGGATCAATCTTTGCTTGGTTTTGTAACAATGCTTCCAATGAAGTTTTACTACCTTTGAGTAATTCACTTATATTAATAAAACCTTTTGAGTACGAATCAGCAAAGTGAATCTTTTCTGCTACTGTACCAGGAACATTCATTATATCAGCAACAATTTTGTCAACACCATAACTTTTAGCATCTGGGTCCTGTGCAAGAGCTTGGACAAGTCTTTCATCTATTCCTGACGCTTCCATGGCATTCAATAGTTTTCTTAATAATGCTTCTTCGTCTGACGAAGTAATTTTGTTGATTAATAATTGTTTTATTTTATCAATATCGCCTGCTTCAAATAAATGTCTTAAACGCATGTTATTAGTTCCTTATTTCTTAATTGCTTTCCAAAGTTCGTTAACTAGTGCATCTTTCTTTTTTCTTTTATCAAGTTCTACACCGTACGTTCTGCCGATTTCTTCCATCTTGCCTTTGGTTAGTTTTGCTAATTCTTTTTTGTTTTTAAATGCTGGCTTAATAACAATAGGTTTAGTAACAGTTTTCTTTACTTCCACTTTGGGTTTAGATACCCATACTTGTTCTTTAGCGCCTGCGCCAAACATCTTTTTTATCCAATTAAACATATAAATCTCCTTATTTGTTTCTTTTTGCTTTCCACACTGCTGATTCCATCATGGAGTCTGCTTTGCTTTTTATTTGTTCGTTCATTTCTGCGGTATCCATGTAACTAAACAATGAATCCAATCTCATCATATCTTTTGGTGTTAAACGTTCACCTCTGTCTTGTATATGATCAAATACTGCAATTTCGTTCCATAGCTCATCTGGGGTCATCTTTTCTGGATGCTTGCCTGTAGTTGTCCATGGTGAGCCTGCTTCTCTAACTTTTGGTTCTTTAGATGCGTTAACAGTCATTCCGCCTGCACTCACTGATCCTTTAAAGTTGTTGCCTGATATACTGTTACTGGCTTTAAACTTTACAGGAGTTCCTGATACATTTACTGTTCCTCTTGCTGAAACTTTACCTGCTGAACCATCTCTATTAAGATGATTATTAACTGTTGCTGTTTTATCACCACCTAAACTTAAGGTGCTGCTTATACTACCTGTTTTTTTATTTGCAATCATTGTATTATTGCCAACCTTCATATAACGTTCATCTGGACCAAACTCATTAATCTTTGTTTCGTCTAATTCATCATTGTAATAACCATTAGCTTGTCTTATTAAGTCTTCTAAGTTTTCACCTGGGTGTGCATCAATCCAATGCATAATATCAGCAATGATATCGCTTGGAGCATCAGCACCCATTTTTACTAAAATCTCGTCAATGTTTTTTACACTTTCATCTCTGCCTTTAGTATCTTCTTCTACTTTTTTAGTTTTAGGATTATCATGTGTATATCCTTTGTCTTTCATATCTAAATGATCTTTTTCTTTTTTAGCATGTGTACCTTTACCTGTTTTAGGATCGTACATCATGTGTGGCTTAAATTCGTCTTCCATTGGGTTGCCATCGTCCATATTCTTTCTAAAATCTGCAACAAACTTTTCAATAGTATCAGCATCTAAGAAACGAACTAAGTTATGAAATATAGGGTTGTCTGCTAATTCAATTTTACCTGCTCCCAATGAGCCGACTAAATCATAAATTGGTTTAGCGTCACTGTGTGTTCCTTCTGCATGCATCGCCGCCATATGCTTTTTGTACTTTGCAGTACCTTTTTTGTGTGGGCTTTTGCCTTCATCTAACTCTGCACGGCTTATAAAGTCCTGAATTACATCTGCATGTAAACTTGTTAATAGTTCGTGCATTACTTTTTCATAACCATGCTTTTCAATCATATCATATACTGGTTGTGTATAATATCCACCTGCTTCGGTTATTTCTGATTCTGTTTTTGGATTTTTAAATTCGTATCTTGAGTCGCCTGCTTGGTAACGTTTCCATGCTTCAGTGTTAGCTTTTTTATCAGCAACTGTTACTTGCATTTTCTTTGGCTCTGGTGTATTATTATAACTACCTTCTTCTAAATTGCTTAATCTCATAATAGTTCTCCTACGTTCCGTATAACTCTGTTTTCTCGTCCCACTTTTCAATTAATTCATTAAGTGTTTCTAACATTTTATACAGTTCGCCTGTACCTGCTCTATCACCAGTTCCCATTAATTCTTTACTAAACTTGTGTCTTTGATTAATTGCTACTTCTAACTGACCTGCAGTTTTCATTAACATTGATCTAGTATGATTAAGTTGACCTTTGTCTTGTTCTCTGTAATATTCGGTGCTTCCATGTTCTGCTACCTCGTTAGTTGTTTCACTTTCTAACATATGCCAATATTTTTTAACGATACCATTACGTGCTTCAATTTCATCTGGATTAATATGCCCACGAGCATAATGATCTTTTTGAATTTGTAACATTAATTTTTGTTCATCTTCAGTACCAAAATGTTTTGCCATTTCAATACCATTTTCTGTATGATAATTATTATCTTCGTTCTTTTCAAATTGGGCTTTAGTAAACATAATTATTTCGCCTTCTTCTTAGCGTTTGCTAATGCATTCTTAAACATGTCTTTTGCTATGACTTGTAAATCATCATTGCGTTTTTCATCAAATTCCATTCCTTCGACTACTTCTTCTGTTTTCTTACCATATGTTTCACAAGGATCTTTTCCGCATCCACAATTTTTCTTTTCTTCATAAACGCTTTCACCTAGTTCAAAGTCTGGACCAAAGAAATCTTCTAGCCTGCTCTGAACAATATATCTAACATCAAGTACATCACCGCCATCTTCGGCTTCGCCTAGGCTATCTAATAACTCATCATCAAATACAAAACCTTGTACCATATCAGTTGTTGCTTCACTTGGTGGACGAGGTTGAGACATAAACTCTTTATATCTTGCTACTGCGTCTTCATATTCGCCTTCTGGTTGACCATCATATTTCATTAGTCCGCCAATCATAGTACCTTCATTAACTGATTCGTAGGCACCTGCCATTAATTCTTCATCTGGCATCTCTTGTGGCATCTCTTGTGGCATCTCTTGTGTATGTGCTTCTGGTTCGATTTCAGCTTTCATGGCATTGTATTCAGTGTAACGACGAACTGAATCCATGTCTTTACTAGCTTGTGCAATCTTACTTGAAACCCATGGTGCTAAATCATCTTGGTCTTTTACAATACCGTGTAATTTAATTGCATCTCTGGCTAGGAAGTATAATTGGCTACGAGCCATAAATCCATCTTCGTCTGCGCCGTCTAGTACGCCTTCTGTAATGTTTGATTCTGTTGTTGTGCTTTCGTTGGGATAGTCTATGTGATCTAATGCATCTTGACTACCTTCTCTTAAGGCGTTATGTGCCTCTGATAATGCAAGTACTATACTTGATAAAGATGAAGGGTCACCTTCAATTTCCATTATAGCTTGTTCTAATTTGCCTCCTGGCTGAAATACTTTTTCAAATTTGCTAAGTTCATCCATAACACGATTAAATGTGTTATCAATTTTCTTATATGTTGGGTGGTTATTGTCCATGTCGTTACCTCTTATTAATGCCACGACTGTTCTTACCGCCGCGTTTTCTAATTTGTTCTAATTCTTCATAGGTCTCATTGATGGCTTTTATAAATGTTTGTACTAAACCCTTGTTTAGATTGTATTCAACATTTTCCCAATCTCCGTTTTCACCCATTTGTGCAATCTCTTTAAACATAGATACTACTTTAGCCTCTACTTGTTTAAGATTAAGTCTACCATATCCTTGTATTAATACTTCAGGATTCATAGGCTCGTCTCTGTTTTTTGCATAAATGCTTTCTAATTGGTCAACTCTCATCGTCTGATAACCTTTACTTGTTCGGTATAACCTACACTTTGCTTTTTACGTTTACCATCACCTAAGTATCCTTTTGGATCAACTGCCTTACGAGCGTCTTTTTTCTTAGTTCCGGGCGTCATAGGAAAAGAAACACTAGCAATATTACCTGCCATTGTACTTCCTGCGTCAGCATCTTCGGTTATTATGTCCGTAATCTTCATACAAGTATTTATCTAATTCGATTAGAAACCTTTAGTAATTGAGTGTAGCACTCATTAGTTTCATAACATTTTCCCATGTTTTCGGTATATTCATTATTACATGCATGCTATCTGGCTTCCAACTGTGTGTTCTATGTGTTTTACGTGTGTCAATATAGTATACTCCACCTGCTTTAATAGGCCAAATACGCCCATCCATTTGCCATTCATATGCATCATGTGTTGTATTATTTGATACAAATGCCGCTACTCTAAAACACTCTCTGTTTAATAGTGGTTGGTCTTTGTGTGGTGGAAACCATCCGCCTGCACCACTGTTAACAATTATAGTTCTACCAATAGGACTCCAATAGTCTAATAATGGTTGTAAACTTTTTAAATCGTGATATAACTGTGTAGGAGTATTAAAATCTAATTCGGATAATTCCCTACCTGCACGTCTTATGGCTTCAGGCATACTTAAACTATCCCAAGGATCATCGCCCGGTAGTCCTACTAAACATAGGCCTTCTCTGTTGTTTACTACACCTTCTCTACGTAAATATGGAACCCACTTATCATCATAGGCTTTGATTTCTTTTTTGAACCAGCCTAAGTCAATTTCCCATTTCAATGGTTCTACTGTACTAAGTGCTTGAAGTTGTAATTCACATTTAATATCTTCTGCACTTGGTTCTACTAATGCTGGATCAGTTTTCCAATTCTCATACCAACTGGCTTGAAAACTTCTGTTAGCTGCTGGCACTATTGATTCTAATTTATTGCCGTCTTTGTCTACTTTTGAATAGTCCATATTATTCCTCTATATTTTTTAGTATCTGCTTACTTACACTTCTATCGTGTTTTTTGCTACTAGTTTTTGCTTTCTTTTTTTTAGCTACTGCAATGCGATGTATTTGCTTTTCATCATAATCTTTACCTGCTTTTGCATTAGCCCAGACTTTAGCATCGTCTTTCGCCACACTGTTCATAGGACCGTGCGTGTCCTTTAATTCTTCTTTATTAAATTTTTTATTTGACATGTTTCTTCTAACTAATAAAATTTATTCTTAAATTTGCATTATTGGCTACTTTTAAACTAATAGTATTTTTTGGATTTATAACACACCAAAGTTGCTTTCCTACAAATTCTTGCTTACATAAATTAACGGCTTCCGTTGCTATTCCTAGATTTCTATACTTTTCGCTAACAAAGTATGCAGTTTCGAAGTCTTCTTTGACTTCTACTGCGCCTGCTAGTATTCCATTATTAATCCATATACCCCATGTATTATAACTTGAAATGAACGATTCTGCAACCTCTTTTGTAAATGGCCACTCTAAATTACATTGTTCTGCAGTTTCTTTTGTTAGTATACTTCTTAATTGGAAAAGGTGTTTTGACTGAAAACGTCTCAGTTCAACTTTCATTTTACTTATCCATTAGTTTAACTATTCTAGGTTTGAATAGCTTTTGATCGCCTTTAGTTGTTTTTAACACAGGTTGATTGTTGTCATCTACTGCAAAACCAGTTACAGTTGCTTTACGGTTTTTAAATTTACCTACTAATATCTCATCTCCAATTTCAATATTAGGTAATTTTAATATATCTTTTATTTTCATTTATTTAATTTATTTCTTACATCTATAATTTTGTATGCTGGTGCAAGTTCTCCATAAGCATTTTCTTCACATATTTCATATTTTATTTTACTTTTATTAATATGATCTAGTACACAATCATGAATATGATAATTATATCTTCCATGTCGCCATTTAACTTCTGTTTCACCTGCCTTGTGTGCTTGTTTATAATCAGTAAATACTCCTGCTACATATCTATGTGGCTCGTTTATATCTCGATAGTCAATAGGAGTGTTACTACATGCATCTGACTTTTCCATTTGTACAATATAAACTATCATAACTTATTTTTGTTTTCCCTCTTTAAGGTTGTTCTTTTTAATTAAATTAAATAATCTCATTTCCATGTCAAGAAACTTTCTTGAATGTTCTTTATCTAATTCGTCTTGCTTCTTATCTTGCTCGTCTCTACGTTGATCACCTTTGTATTGGTTCTGTAAGGTTTGATTTGTTTGTGCCATTAGTGCTGACATTATGTTATCAGCGTGTGGGTATTTTGCTCTTAGTTGTTTAACTGCCATTGCAGTTTGAGGATCAAATCCTGAAATGTCATTTGGTTTATCATCTTTAGGTATATCTTCATTGTCTTTTTTCTTATCTTCTGTTAAACCTAAATTATATAAATTATGTGCATTGCTGTTCTTTCGTGCTTTTTTATGAAGCTCTGCTGGCTTGCCTTTTCCAAAAAACTTGGCTGCTTCTTTTTCAGTTTGTCCTGGTTTAACATCTACTGTAGTATTGACACCTGGAACTATAACACCATCTTCTTTAACAGGAGTTGGTTCATCTCTGCGTTGATTAACTTTGGATGGATCTATTCCTAGCTCTGCAGCTTTACGGTATTTTGCCATTGTTTTAAGTGCATATGCTTTCTTCCTAGCACGCCTATCATTTGATGTTATTTCATTTATTTGCATAATATATACCTTTGTTTTAAGTATTTATCGATTTATGTAATTCAATAAACGTTTTCTTCCAGTCTGTGTTTCGTATTTCATCTAGTTTTTCTAAGAAATCTACACACAAATAACAATTATCCTCATAATCTAACGTATTGTTCAAGTAGCTTATTAAATGAGATAGTTTATCCTTATGTATTGAGTTAGTATACATGTCTATGATATCTAGTTTTGCTTGCTTTGGTAAATGTTTTGCATCCATGTGTACTGGATGTGAAAGTATTCTTATATTAATATAATACTCGTTAAAATGGTCTAATAACTTTAAAAATGTAAATGCATTAAGCATTTGCCAAGTAATGCTTATTTCTATCTGTGTATTTGGCACAAGATCTTTAATGCGTTGGATATTTTCATTTAGTTTATACCATTTGCTAGGAAAACGTATATAGTCATTTTGTTCTCCAAAATCATCTATACTTACTCTAAGCATTAGTTTTTTAAAATGCTTCCACTGATCAATTGCCCGTTGATGCACATTAGTAATATTTGTATCGTACTCTAGCACTACATTTTTACTTATACCACTGTCTATTAGCTTTTGCAAAAATTTGTAATGAGGTTCTACTAGCATAGGTTCGCCACCTACTAAGTAAACATGTTGTAGTTGTTCCTTGTGTGTATCTAACTGTTCCCAAAAGTGTTCACTTTCCCACCAATCATAATCCGATGCACGATCTTTCCTATTTTGTTTGGATACGTCCGACATGTCGATTTTTGTACCGCTGTCGTAAAAATGATCAGTGGAGTGAACTTTTGCCCAGTCTTTATACCACATACTGCTACTTTGAGGTCCGCACATTACACATTTTAAATTGCATAAGTTACCAAACCTTAAATCCCAATATATAGGCATCTGTGTTGTACTGCCATCAGCACTTGTTAATTGTGATGCTTTGTTGTAGTCGAATGTATCCTTGTACATTTTGTTAGTAAACATACGTCTACTTTGACCACCATTATCTTCTTTTACCCAACATGTATTACACTCTGCTGGCTTTTCGCCTGCTAAGAATTGTTTACGAATATTGCGTGTAAATTCACTGTTGTGTATTTCTTCTATTGTATGAGTTTTAAAACTATGTCCAGTAAGTCCGCCATTTCCACTATCGTGGTTACTCATTAAGCAACAAACTCTACTGGTTCCATTTGTTTTAGTTGCAGCGTGTATCCAAGGAATTGAACAAAAACTATTCTTCTGCATCGCTGTTGATCCATTCTGCTAGCTCAGGATCAAAACTATCTAATGTAACTACGCCATGTGTATCGTAATAGTTTACAAAATGTCTTACTGTGTGTTTGCGTTTCATGTCATTGTTAAAAGGCTTACGCATTTCATTTATAACATGATCAACTCCCTCTAGCCTATCTTTATGTTGTTCAAAAAATGCCAGACTATCTGCTTTTAGTCTATCTGGAATATTTTCCATTAGTACTTCTGTCTTGTTAATAACTGGACGAATTTGTACTTTTGCTCTTGGATATTTTTCCCATAAGTGTGTAATAAGTTTAGGTATGTGTCTAACACTTAAACTGTTAGCAGTAATGTCCCATACTTTTAATTTAAAGTGATTATAATACTGATCCATTACTTGTAGTTTTTCTTCCCATACTGTATCTTGTCTAGTCCACTCATCAGCAGCGCCCCATCCATCTACACTAAATCTCAAGAATACATTTTCTACTGTTTTTAATTGTTTTAAGTCTTTTTCTCTTAATAGTCTAGTACCATTTGTATTAATAACAAACCGAGCACCTGGAGCCAGACTACCTAATCGTTGTACTGTTGTTGGAAAGTTTTTAAGATAAAAAGGTTCACCGCCTGCTAGATAAACATGCTTTAGGTTTTTGTCTACACTGCTAATAATGTTATCCCATGCTCGCGGATCATCACTCCAGTCGTAATTGCTTTTGTGATATTTTTCTGCTTCTTTTTCTAGTCTGCCTTCTTTCCAATCAAAATGTTCAGCCATTGATTTGTGTTGATGTAATATTTTATTACTATTACCAGCAAAACACATAACACATGACAGGTTACATACATTACCTAATCTTAAATCAAGTGCATGTATTTTTTCATCTTGAAATGGAACTCCTTTATTAATCATACCTAATGCTTTTTGTCTAAAACTACGTATGCCGTCTCTTTCAGGATCGTAGCATTTAAAACAACCATTAGGTTCACCACCTGATGCAATTTCTGTTCTCACAGAATGCATTTCTGGACTATTCCATATTTCACTTAACTTATAGTCTTTAATATGATATTGTGAAAGTTTGTTCTTTAGGTTTTTACAACACAATGCTACGTACCCATCGTTATCGACGAATGTAAAATTATTTGTGTATATGCAATATTTGTCTGTCATAGATTCTCTCTTTAGATATATTATACATTATAAAGGGGGTGATTGTCAAGTGTATTAATCAACAACTGCATCAAAATTATCTAAGTAATATTGATGAAGAACTTTATGATCAATGCCTATGTATGAAGTACCAATGTTATATGTATACCAACCTAATGCATGTCTAAATACGCCACCATTTTCTTTTTGTTTGCGTAATAACATTGCATGTAGCTTCTCTGCAACACGCTGATACTTGTTTTTTTGTACTACTGGTGTTACTTTTCTTTTAAGTAATTCCCAAGGACTAGCTTCGTTTGTTGTTACTTCATTAACTAACATCGTCTAATTCCTCAGGTACGCCAATGTCTTGTACAACATTGTTTTGCTTGAATCCATCTATAACATATTGTAATTTTTCTTTGGTCCAATTCTTTTTAACTGCGGTTAGCAATGATTCAAAACTGTTCAAATCTTTTCCACTGTCTAATCCTAATTGTGCTGCAATCTCATCTGGTTGTTTCCAAGGACCGTCTATTGTTTCATTTTTATTCTTTTTAGTATATCCATCGCCGTTTTTCTTAGGAACTGGTGTGCGTTGTACAC